TCATAATACGACTCGTTAAATAGATAGGTAAATGGATTTTTGCGGTATCGTTTATCTGGTGTAGACTCCACGTAATTGACTACATGGAGAATACATTCTTGGCGTGTCATTGGGTCGAGCTTTTGCCATGCTTTTAAGCATTTCTTACGCTCGATTTTCTTATCGTATAGCTCCCAAAATTCCTCGAATGTTGGGCCTATGTCTGGTTCTCCGTTTTGCGTACTCATGATTCAAATGGGTCTTCTCCTGTGATCAATTTATCAAGCTTGATATTCATCAATTCAAACTCAAATTTTGCGGCCTCTGGTAGCTCCTTTTTTGGCTTAGGGCTTACGGTGTACTTGGTCTCCAAAGATTCCCCTGTTCGCGTTATTTTGAGGTCATACTCGCGTGGGTCCCCCCAGTCTGCATCATTAATTAAATTCATTATTGCCTCTTGAATAGTGCGTTGATTAATCTGCCATATCTGGACCGAGTTAGCCTCGTAATTCCAGACAGCGCACGCCCAAAAATGTTTCGCCTTTTGTGTGGCGTGTTCGTCTTGTATATCTCTCATATTGGAAACCCTTACAGGCTTTTCGGTGCCGTGCATGGATTCCCACCATTCATAGCCTGTGATGGGATCGCCTAAAAATCTGAGTATAGTATCTCCTTTGAGACATTTGGTATATCCTCCGCCGCTTGGCTTTGGTGCTTGGTAATCGTTTGGTAAAAAAGTCATTTTTGTTTGGTTAAAATGTTAATAATTAATTGTTGTAAAGTAATAGATTCACTTGCGGCGCGTACTTTTAAAGCCGTGTGAATGTCGTCAGGTATTTTTATGTTAATCCTCATGTAATTTTGGTTTTAAGTCTGCTTCTAACGCCTTAAAATATGCGGCGTTATCTTGTACCATCTTGAGAACTTCATTTTTTACGACTTCTAAATGTACATTGTCGCCGCTATTCTTGCCCATATCATAGGCATAAGATAAGAAATTCTTAAGTGATCGTTCGGATATTGTATAAGTTTTCATAAGTATGTCTGTTAGATTCATTACAAACCTAACAAACATTACTTAACTAACCAAACAAATAATAATTTTTTTTATACTTTGAAGAAAGGAGCCGCTATTTTCTGGCCTGTGGTGGTCTTAGTATTGAATTCGGGGTATATTGTGAGGTTATCACGTAAGAAGGTTTCAACGTCTTTCTGGTAGCTGAGGGCTACGGCGTTGGCTTGGGTTGTATTAGTGCGCACGGTACTTGGTCCGCTTGTGGTGGTGTTTTCCTGATTGAGGCTGCCTACTCCATATCTCCCGACATTCGTATTTTGTTGCAATAGGAAACGGCCATAAGTAAAATAAACGCTGCTACTCATTAGGCCATTTTGTCTTACGACTACTCCATTGGTGTTGGTGTAGTTAGCGCCAAACCAGAGGTCAGTATATTTTTGGGTGGCGAATGACTTGGTTGCTACGGTGTAGTCATTGAGTAATAACAAATAAAGCTCAGCGCCCAGGAAGGGTTTGACGTTGATAGTCTGCGCCTCTCTGATAAAGATGGCCATCTTATCATCTGTAATATTAGCACTTACCTCTCTAAAATTAGAAAGGTCGCTTTTGTCTAGTAAAAGTTTATCAAGTAGTAATGCCATTGTCTGCCATTTGTGAGCTTGCGAATTGATTCGGTACGATACGCCCAACATCTAAACCGAGCTTTGCCATTTGGCGCTCAATGTGGTTGCGTGTGTCTTTCGTTCTTAGGTTCATATAGGTATACTCATCTGCCAATTGCTGAGCGCTGAATATAGAGCCTTCTGGTAAAAGGCCCATGAGGCCAGACGGTACGGCGAAATTAGTCACGATTCTTTTGCGGACGCTTGATAAAGTGTTTGTGAAAAGTGAGTCATTATTATTTGCGGGTACTTGCTCTATTAGATTGCTCGTATTTTCGCTATCCTCATCGACGCCCACAACTATAATAGAATTAGAGTTCGCTGCTCCTTTTAAAGCGTTTAGCTTTTCTCTTATAGCCTCCTCCTGTTCTTCACTATCTCCGCTTGATGGATACTTGAAAATTGACATAGATAGAAAGCCGTTCGTAATATTTCCAAGCTCAAATTTTTGTAGCTCGTTATCTGATTGAGCTGTTTCGATAATTGGATCAATGGAGCTGAGTGGATACTCGTTTTTCTTTGGGGTTGAGTAATAGACCATGCCTTTGGCAGTAGTTAAAGCCTCGACGCCGTTTTGCTCAGCGTTATATATAAGATAGCGCGTAGGGTTCTCGACGTTGTTAGGTAGCGCTTGGCTGTTGGTAGATTCCCAATTGTTTGAGACGCGGACATCTCTAATGCGTCCTTTCTGATCAGGTAATCCTAAGCGCACAAACTCAAAGGGTATATGCTCAATGCTTTTGACTGATCCGAGGCCATTGCTATTAAGGTGTAGCGCGTAACCGTTAAAAATCGCTTGATCGTTTGAGATGGACCAGAGAATATCGTTAGCGGACTCGCCTAAATCATTAACAATAGTGTCGCCTCTTTCAAAGCCATCGCCTCGAATAAAGTTGGCTATCAAATTAACTGAACTAGTAGATAAGGAACTCAAATTTAATACGGCTTTAACCATTTGAGGGTAGCTATTATCAGCGCCGTAATATAAAAAGTTATCAACGGTGTCGCGTGGTGTAGCTATTCGCTGATAGAGTGGCGTTTGACCTCCCAGAGTTCCTAATATGTTCATTTTTTAGCTTTCTTTTTAGCTGTTTTCTTTATAGTCTTTTTTACTTCTACTTCTTCAGTAACCCCGAGACGCTTGGCCTCGAGGTTTTGAAGAAAAACAGATTTAAACTTAGACTGTCTTAGATTACCCATTATACTTTTAATGCCTCTAGGGCTGTTAAAGTGGTGGCGTAATCAGTTGACCAGAATACCGATGGCAATTGGCTTTCAATGCCGCCCGCGTCTGGCGTTGCTAGCTGTATTCTATACGCTCCGCCTGTCTCATTGTCGGCGGGAATACGAATATTAGTAACAATCTCAAGACCCGCGTTAATTCCAAGTATCTCAAAGGCTCCATTTCCGAGGCTTGAGTCATTTGGTCCATACGCGATAGCTACGGTAGGCTGAAAAGCCATCGCCTCAAGGTTTCTGCGCTGTTCTGCTGAAACATTGAACACAGAAAACTCGACTTGGTGCCGATATCCGACGCTGTAGGGCTTTGGCATATACTCCGACTGAGTACTAATAGACTGCTTTAAGCCTTCGAACTCAAAAAACTTCTTACCAGACTCCATTGTGATAGCTGTGACCATATTGGTCTCAGTTCCATCAAACGTGAAGGATGCTACATCCTCCAAGTTCGCGAGAAATAACCGTTGCTCAATTCCGACCGCTAATGGGTCAGAACATGAGACGGTTGCTCCGCTAAAAATTCCCGCGCAGCTCATTAAACTTTACCGTAAACGATTTCAGCTCCTAAACGGTAGTTAATACCCCACTTAAATAAAGCCTTTATGAAAAATAATTCACTATTAGCCTGTAATCTGTCGACTAATAAGCCAGAGCGGTCTTCGTTCATCCAAGTCGCAGCCTGTAGCTGTCCATCTTGTCCGCCATCGAATACACCTAGTACTACTTTGTTCTCTGGGATACCACAAGATACAATCGGAATGCCCGCAAATCTTGCGACTCCTGGGTCCATGATATTAATACCTTTTGTGATAACGCTATCTCTAATGGCTGCATAATATTTCTGTAAATCCGCGTATGAAACAACAAACCTAATATTTAATTGCTCCAATACTGCAGCGGGGCAAGCGTCTATCATATCTTGGAATTTATCAAGTATGTTTGTAGCTGTTAAAACCGCACCAAATGTTACATTGTTAATATCTGTGTCGCTGTCAGCATCTAACAATTTAATCAAACCGTCAGTTCTATTGAGCCATGCATTAGCGCTTCCTGTGTCGCCGTTCCAGATAAGATTTTCAACGCCGTCTGCTATGTCAGATGTTGCAAGCTCTTTGACTGCTGTCTCTGTGATTGATGCTAATTGAGCGTCAGTTAGTTTACCTCTGTTATATTGCCATTGGTATTCGTTTTCAAAATCCCTAATAGGCGAAAACTCTCTGTAATACATCGCATCGCCCAAAGTGATCAATCTATTATCGATTGAAAAGTCGCCTACTCCTGTCGTTGGTGTAACGACGGGCGCGTGCAAGCTATTTGCTGAACTTGACATCCTGATAATTTCGACCTTATCTTGGTATTTTGGTCTTACGTTTACTAAACCCCTGTCAATAGTAGTCGCACCTAGTACGGCTTTGAGGTGGTAATTCGGGATCGGAATTATTCCGTTCGCGTTTAATGTGATGGGTGTGATGTCGCTCATGATATTTTGCTGTTAATTTTATTTTTGGCTGCTTTGAATGCGTCAAACCCATTCATCT